ATTTGAGAGCGGGTGCAGATTTTACGACCCCCTCCCGGGGTGCCAGCGGAGACTCGGTGAGTGGGGAGTCTCAAAAATTGGAGACTTCTCCACAAAAATTTCGAGTCTGAGTGAATTTTTGTCAGATTTTTACAAATTTTGCTGAAATTTTTCTGGTGAAAAATTGGAGACTCAACTGGAGTTTTTCGGGAGTCGAGCGAAGTCGTGCAGAGTTTGGCGAGCTCGGCGAAATTTACTGCGGATTTTTGGTCGCAACAGAAAATTTGGAGACTCGCTCAGCTCTGCACAGACTTTTACGGCTGCAGATAGCGCTCGCTGAAATTTTTACGCAGCAGCTCGAAAATTTTACCGATAAAAATTTTTATTGAACGGCTCAACAAAAATTCTCAGGTAAAAATTTGGAGACTCGCTTGAGTAAAAACCGGCTGACAACAACGTCAACAGCTTTCAACAAACTTTTTTCAGCTGCCGCTCGACAACAACCATCAACTCAAAATTTGGAGACTCACTCAAGTTCTTCCGGCACACGTTTGACTTTCTTGTAAATGCCGGCAAAATCGTAACGCAAAATCTCGTCAACTGCTCGGTTCACTTCTTTGGAGACTTGCTCGTCGCTCATCTCGTCAGAAGTGCGGACAATTCTGCCGAGATAACTGCACGTGTGATAGCCTTGCTGTTCGTCAAAGTTAAACCAATCGTCAAACTGATCAAAAGGATCGAAAGGATTGTCCTTTGTTGTCAGCATCGTCTCATAAGTGCCTTTAAACTCGGACTCTGCGTGCTCTAAACTTTTGGAGACTTCGTCAACCTTTTCTTCAGTCGTTTCGTTCTCGTTCATTCCTTTCGCTCCTTTCAGTCAAGATGGTCGATCACAGTCGATGTGGAGACTCCCAGCGCCTTTGCAATGTCGTCGTTGGTGTAACCGGCGTCGGACATTGCCTTAATCCTTGCGATCTGCGCCTTGCTCAGTGATCGTTTGGAGGATGGCGTAGCGTATTTCCGGACCGTATCAATGTCGGTGTACTTGAGGATCTTCATCAGCTCGTTTTCCGAAATCGCGCCGGCTTGAATCGCTTCCCATTCTTTTGGAGAAATCTCGATCGGCGTTCTCTTCGCACCGACTTCGATTCTCGCTCTGGAAAGCTGCTGCTGCGAAAGCTTCTTCTTTTCGGCTTTCGTCATATCAGGATTTGCGTCGGCAATAATCTTGATGCGAGAGTTCGCCAAAAGCTGCGCTTCTCTTTCGCGAGGAGCGTTGAGTTCTGAAACGGCGAGCTGCGCTTGGAGATGCTCGACCTCGGTTGCGTACTGTTTCGCAGCTTCGTTACTCTTCTGAATTCTTCCCGCAGCCATGTACTCTTTTCTGGCGTCATTGGCCAGGGACTTCATGGAGTTGGCGTAGTCGGCGTAGAGGAGCTCGATGGGCTGCCGGCCTTTGGAGACGAGGGTCATGGCATCGTCGGTGGCCATCATCTTGGAGGTCGTGATCGTGCGCTCCTGGACCTTCCCCTTCTTGTCTACGTAGGTCTCGGGCTTCTTGGATTCGTCCCAATAGAGCTTCCCCGTCTCGGGATCGATCTTCTGCTGCCCCCGGTACTTCGGAAGTCTGGCGTCAGCGGAGGCCTGGGAGATGATCGTAGCCGCCCCCGTACTCCACCGGCCGTTCTCGTTGTACCTCCCCTGATACTTGTTCTTCAGGGCCTGGATGTCGTTGTCGATCTCGGACTGCTTGTAGTCCAGCTTGTGCTTGCAGGCGTCGATGACCACCATGGAGTGGCGGACCGCCCGGGCCAGTTCGTCAGGTGTCGCACCCCCCAGAGTCATGTCAGTGATGAGGTTGGATACCTTCCCCATCTCCATCTGGGTGTTCTGTTTTGTCATCTGTTTGAAGGTTCCCTTGGGCTTGCCCCCGTAGATCTCCTTCGGATCGAAGTCCTTGAGCCCCTCGAGGGGAGCCGTGGAGGTGATCTTGGCCTTGCCGGAGAGCGGGATGACCATGACGGTGTCCCCGTCGAAGTCGGCCCCGGAGAGGCGTCCCGCCACGCTGGCATTGATCCCCACCGCATCCTTGGCACTGGGCGTGATGACCCGCTTGCCCTCCTCGTTCCCGTTGTTGACCTTCAGGATCGGGATCTCGAAGGTACCCCCGTGAGGATACCGGATCAGCGCAACCTTCTCGCCCGGAGTGTAGTTGGGAGCATAGATCTCGTCGTCCTTCAGGGAGGTCAGGGGAAGGATCACCTGATAGCACTGCCTCGGGAGAGCTGCTGCCTTCAGGTGGGTCGCCGCGGAATCACAGCCCCGGGCGAACTCCATCAGCAGATGCTTCTTCACGGTCGGATTGGTCAGGGCGGAGATCTCCTCGAACTCGTCCTGCTTGTCCGCCTTGGCCAGGCGTAACTGCTGCTCCACCAGCTTCTTGTTCTGCTTGGAGAGGAACTGGGAGGGAAGCTCGTGGCTCCATTCCTTCCAGTCGCCCTCGTCTGAACGCTTGTTGATGAGGGAGAGCTGCTTCTCGCCGTTCTTGTCGTAGTAATATCTTTGCCCACCCTCGGTGACTTCCGGATGATCCGGGTCGATGATGCCCTGCTTGATGAGGGAGCCGAAGGGATTATCCGGATTCTTCTTGTCGATCGGCTTCAGCACCGTCTTGGCGTCGGGATCATCTGAGAGCATCGGCGTGCCCCGGTGCTTGTTGGTGTTAAATATCATGTCAATACCGTCCGGGAAGTCCTTCGGATCACCGTAGACCGCCATGCCCTTGATGTAGTGGGTCCCATCCACCAGCACCCGGACCTGCGCGTAGCTGGAGCCGCCCAGTGAAATATCTTCCACGCCGGGCCGGATCTCTACCACGCCGTCCTTGTCAATGCCCCCGTCTTCCGCATAGCGAATATTGAGGCGCTTGGAATCCATGGACTTCGGATAGACCCACGTAGGATCGAAGGTTTCGCCGCCGTCGCTGGATTTCTTCGAGCCGAGGGAATGGACCTCGCTATAGTTGTAAATATCTTTCGGCTGGGTGCCGGGCGGGCAGATCACCTTGAGAGTCGTCATCTGACCTTTATTGGTCGCCTGCGGGACACGGCCGCCATAGAGTGGATAGCCCTCCATCTGGAGAATCATCAGCGCGTTGTCGAGGTTGGTGCGGGTAACACCGAGAATGCGCTCGGTGTTGACACCCACGTCGATCATGCCGTTTTTGTCGATCTCCTCTTTCAAATATCTTGCCGTGTTGGCGGAGGAGTTCATCCGGGCCTCGGACTTCTCGTTGAGAAGGGAGCGGACGGAGGACTCATTGAGCCCCATCTGCTCGCCGATCTCGGTGTTCCCCATACCCTTGGCCTTGAGATCCTTCGCCGTCTGCACCAGAATGGAGCGCCGGTACTGCTTAGCCACGGAGAGCTGCTGCCTGAGCCGCGATGGGGATGGTTCGCCCTTGTAGTTGAGAATATCCAGCTCCTTTGCGATCTCGCCCTCGCTCATGCCCTTGGCCTTCATTTCAGATACCCGGGACACGAAGTCACCGGTCCGCTGATAGGGATTCTCGCCGGACCCCCAGGGATACCGGCCGGAGCGCCTCGGCATGCCGTAGTGCTGTAAAATATCCAGCTCGCTGTCGGACTCTGTGACCTCGCCGGTCTCGATGTCCACGAACAGGTCTCTGTCTTCGATAATCATGCTGTAAGCCCTCCGTTGTATTCAGTTGTAAATATCCAGCTCACGCCGTAAACTCCCGGACACGGATGTCCTCGATCAGCGCGTCGAACTCGACGGCCTTGTTCATGATGTCCCGGACCACCGCCGGGTCGGGTACGTAGATGCGCACCTCGTCGTTCTGGTAGATCCTTAGCTCGATCTGAATGTCCTCCGGATTGACCGCGTATTCCAGACAGAAGAGAGCGGCATAAATATAAAGCTGCTCCTCGTGCGCCGGAATAGCCCCGGATTTCAGATCAAAGATCTTGAGCTCGCCGTTGGCGAAGAGGATCGCGTCCGCCGTGCCGAAACAGTTACGGGAGTAGAACAGCGGCTGTTCGGACTGCATCCCAAAGTCGACGGCGTCGTTGACGAACATGTTGAGGGTCTTCTTCCGCTTCGCCAGCTTCTGCCCCATGCGGATGCAATGGGAAGCGAAGTCGTGGACCTTGGTGCCTTCCTCGGCCGCCAAATATCCATGAAAGACGTCCGCCATCTTCGGCGCGTCGTACCGGATCCAGTGATACTTGGAGGCGGAGAGAAACGCGTGCTTCCCCTCAATGTCAGCATGCCTGTTCCAGTTCATACCCGTCCTCCTTCTCCTGAGAATATCCAGCGGCGTCGCCGAGGTAGTTGACTACCTTCTGCATAACAACCTGCCGGTTCTCGGGATAGATGAAGCTGGCAAAGGACATCTCGTTGAGATGGTCCACCCACCAGTCCTGGTTGGGGCGATGAGATTCGCCCTCGCTGCGCTTGCACTCAAGCATGGCCCAATGACTTCCGTGATACACCGTAATGTCCGGGAAGCCATCCTTCAGTCCGGTTGCATTCTTCATCACGACGCATCCGGGGAGCCGTTCTTCCAGTTCTCGAATCACTTCATGCTGGAACCGACTCTCTTTCTTGTTTGGTTTCTTCTTTGCCATAAATATCCTCCTTTCACGGCAAAAGAAATAAGAAGATGTCGGATTCCGAATTCGAATCAGAATTCGAACCGGTATCTTACTCTTCTCATAACAGAGCATGCGCGTCACGCGGCGGACGGCAATAAACACAAATATCCAGCACAAAAAAAAGAGCCGACACTAATTAAGCGCCAGCCCGTCCGGTCACCTCTGATACCCGTCGCCGGGATTCGGGATGCCCCAGTCGCAGTCGATACGGCCTTGCTTGCGTCCGTCGTCATAGCCGTCCTTGTATCCCTGATTGCGCCCATCTTCATATCCGGCTCGCTTTCCAAGATGCCAGAACAGCATACACGGTCCCGCATAAACAATGACCAGAATTATTACCGTAACAGTTGACATATTGAATCTCCTTTGTAAATATCCAGATTGTTCCATTAAGCGCCATGCTCTCTTCGCGAACCCATTGACAACCGCCCCGGATCTGTGGTATAATGGACCATAAGGCAAACTGAAAATATCAAGCGGCCCCAATAAAAAAAAAGAAGAGGGGGCGCTTATTCAGCGTCTCCCTCGCTTTCTTCGGATTCCTCCTCGTTCTCGTCCTCAAACGGACAGTCGTTCGATACCTCCTCGTCGTCCTCCCCGCCGTCGGTCAAATATCCAGCCGTATCAGGTTCGCCCTCAGGAAGCTGACCGTCGTTGCCCCACAGCTTGCCGTGAGTCAGCACCGCACCCGCGATGAATCCTCCGGCCGCCACAGCAGCGCCGATAATCTTCTTCTTGTTCTGGTCCCATACAGCCTTCCATTCAGCCTTCGTCTCGGGAACAGCAATCAGAGTTTTCATAGTTCTATCTCCTTTGAAAATTAAATTTTGGATTGTGTCCATTAAGAGGCATGTAATCCACGCGACGTCGCAAAACCAAAATATCAAGCGCCACATTTATGAACAAATTATGAACAATGCTCTACTCTTGTAACACTGTTCAAAGCCTCAAAAGCGTCCTTTGAAAATTCAATTGAGCTCAACTGGTCAGAAACCCAGCAATTTTCTACTTTTTCTTAAAAAAAGTGTTTTTTTTTTATTATTAATTTATAAAAATAAGTGGGTTTCTGACCACGATATGCCCAAAACCCTTGTCTTTATTGGGTTTGAGGCCTGCCCACTTTTTTGAAAAAACTGGGCATTTGCCCAGCAAAA